ACTTTCGTTATTCTATAACTTAATTTTATCAGCTATTACCAATTGTACTTGATGTATTGTTGTTGAGTCACTAATTCTACTTTGCAATATGTTTACATTACCAAATAAATACATTGGAAATTCTTTATCATCTATTGTTGTCAAATCACCAGTAGTTACTTTCGTAATAGAAGGATGATTATTCATAATAGTTTCAAAGTAATCCAATACATTGTAGTAAAGTGTATAGTTTACTCCTTGATTATATTGTAAGTAATTGCTCATAGTTTATTATAATTGAATACCACCAAAATATTGATTTGTTTGGTCTGGGTATATCTGTGTTTGATTGCCAACTGATTCTAAGTATTGAGGTATCTGATTTGAGTAAGATATCAAATAGTTTTGTAGTCTTAAAGCATAATAGTCAGCATTTGCTTGAGCTTGTTGTTTAAGATAATCTATTTCCAATTTAGAAGGTGCAGTTGCCTGTTCAGAGGATTGTCTAACTGCTCCATTAGATTTAAATTGAATAGAACTAAATGGAATATATTCTACGCAAGTATACCAAATTAAAGTAGGTTTGATATGGTCGTCTAATAAGTCTTGATAATATACAGATAAACTACTTTCTGTTCCTGCAATTATTTGTGCCTGTAAGTAATCGTATAAAACTGTACCTATAAGGTTTTTGATATACTTTACTTGAGCAGTGTTCATAAATGGAAGTAATGCATCTGCATCTACTGCTCCACCTAATGGACTATTCTTTATGATATCATTTCTTGTTATAAAAAGTGCTGTTGCCATAATGGTTATTTATATATTTCGTATTCTTTACTTAATGATGTCGGCATTCTAAATGTTTCCTCATCTGCTTTGTTTGGCAATGGTTCCTCTACTGTTTGGTCTTGACTTTCTTCAGTAGTTGCTGGATTTTCCATTGCTTTATTAGTTTCATCGTCTACTTGTGCAACTGATTTGTCTTGTTCCTCAGCTTGTTGTGAAAGAATTACTAATGGAGTAGCCTGTTCAAAGTATAATTCCATATCACTATATCCACCTTCTCTCAATGCCATATCTAAAGTATTTAAGATTAAGTTTTGGAATGGAGATATAGTCATAGATTGCATGATACTAAATGCAGTCATCATTTCCTCTGACTGAGAACTAAATCCGTTGTTTTGAGTTCTAATACCGAATAATAGAGGTGAAGTAATTCTATGTGCAACTAATATTCTATCTTGTGCGTATTCTGCAACATATTGGAACTTTTCGTGTAAGTTGTCGATTTGGATAACATCGATTGTCGGTTTAGTTGTAGGGTCGTCATTGAACGACAACATAAACTTACCAGCGTTTTTAGTACCTGTAAATTTAGCATATAGTAAATCTTCTATTGTTTGTCTTTCTTCTGGTGCTGGAACTCCACTATTCATATTCAACATCACCATTGGTAAGAAACCATTTTCAATATTGTTTAAGTGTAAGTTTGATAATTCACCTTCAACGATTGAGTATTGCATTGCAGAAACCCAATCAGGCAAACTATAATAGTATAAATTTGGAGTATAATTCTTTACCCATAGTATTTCCATCTTTTCTCTAGATGTTCCAAATGCCGGTATCTTTTTCTTATCTCTAACCTTTCTTTGGTCGTTCCAATCTGTACAATAATAATAGTTTTCTATCTTTGGATTATTGTAAATCTTTTCAGCACGTAAAGTCTGAATTGGAGTGTGATACATTTTAATTATCTTAGTATGGTCATCATTCCAATAAACTTGATATGCTGCATTACCAAATAACTTTAAGTCAAATGATACTCTTTTAGTTTCTTCTTGTGGAATTATCTTTTGTAATGTCTCATTAAATGATTCATTCTTAGAGTATAAACCTTTACCATAAATTAAATCTGCTATTCCTTCTACACATGCTGCATTAGTTGTTGATGCATTATATGCAATATTAACTGCATCAAAGAAGTCATCATGTCCGTAGATACCAAATGGCACCCATGTATAACGAGATTTAGTATCCTCTGTAATATAAGGAAGTTGGTTATTGGTTACATTTACAATTGAAAGTTTCGTTTCTTTTTTCATATTAGTCTATAATTACATATTCGTTTGCTGAAGGATGTGAAATAAATCCATCATTCTGTGTATTGTATTCAGGTTTAGTTACACTTTGAGACATGTATGCTTGTATTGACCCATTCCAAAGTGTATTATTACCACTAGTTAATGTTGCTCTGTATTCTTCACCTACTATTGCACCACTTATAGATGCAGTAAATGATAACATACTTTCACATTTATTGTATAATATGTTTGATAAAGATGCAGTAGTATTTGTTAATCTTGTCATATCTTGTAATGACAATGTGAATGCACTACCTGTCGTTTGATTGGTTCTAAGTGTGTATCCATTGCTACCAGATATAAAATAAGTAAGCATTATCTTGTATTAGTTTGTTCTTATCTTTAACAATGTAAATTACAAATATACTCAATAAAAAAACCCTCTACTATGAGAGGGCTTTAATAATATATTGTGATATACTGATTAGCTATTAGTACCAACTACAACAACTGGGTTAGCACCCAATCCTGCAAATGGATTTGAAATAGTAGAGCCAGAGATAAATGCTGCTGGTAATTTTTCCATACCTGTCATAGTAACAGAATAACCATAAAGGTCTCCCATTGCTGCTCCTGTTTGAATTGTACCTGCAGTTAAATCTGCACCTTCTACTTCACCAACTAATAAAGCATCTCCGTTTTGTGTATGAACAACGATTTGAGGTCTACCATAAGCCATAAGCTTTAATTGAGTAGTCATTTCGTTTGTCAATTTCTTCAAGTTAAGAGTCAACTCTTGAGAGAAGAAAGTTGTTCCGTTTTCACGAGATGTGTTAACTGTCTCAGTATATGCACTTGTTCCTTTTAACTGGTAGTAGTAAACTGTACTTCCCGATGGGAATGCAGTAACTTCTCCAGTGCCGTTCTTAGTGAAAGAGCCAGTTGTAAAGTTTAAAAAGTATACGCCAGCCAAGCCACCGATACTATCTTTACATACTTCATTTCTTCCAGCTGATAAATTACAAGCCATATCTGTTAAGTTTTAATTTGTTATTAAAAAGGGTGAGTGTTTAACCCACCCTTTAATTAGTTTTTGTTATTAGTAAGCACCATAGTAAACGATGTCAGTAGCGATACCGAACTGAACACCAGATGTAAATCTCATGATGATTCTGTAATTCTGAGAACCATCGATGTTTGACATGTCTAATACTTTTACTTCATTGTAGTCAGAAAGTAAACCTGTTCCGAAGAATAAGTTTGATTTTTGAGCTGCAACTACTTTGTTAGCAGACATACCAGGACACATTACGATATCAATACCATTGAAGTTGTATGGTTTTTCACCAACTGTCAATTGATTGTTGTATCCGTTTGCACCTACTGAACCACCACCTAATGCAGTTTGGTAAGCTTTAGCTACACCTGTACCTACATAAAGTAATAAGTCTTCTTTACCATAAACTGTATCAGGGATAGAGTTTACGATATCGTTTAACTTAGCGATTACGTTTGCAGAAGTGATACTTCCAGAAATTGGTTGACCACCGATTAAAGTGCTACCAGAGAATGCAGGGATAACGCCAGTTGATACTGTGATTGCACCTGATACTACTGTTGTTGCTGATGCAATTGATGCAGACAATAAAGATTGGAAACCTGTAAATTGACCATTTACATTAGTTCCTGCCCAAATGTTTTGCTCAGTTACTTCTGCAACTTTACCACCTACATAAGAGATTAAGTAATCGTTGAAGTTAGCAGGGATAGTGTCAAATGCACTATATCCTAATTGTAATGCTTCCCATGAATCTACGAACTCTTGCTTACATAATTCTAAGTTAACTTGTAATTCTTTTGGTTCTAAAATTCTTTCAGATAATGCAACACTACCAGATGTTACGAAATCACAAGATGCGTCTTGTACGATACCAGATACGTCTAACTTTTGGATTACTTCTTTGAACTTCACATTTGGGTGAATCTCAACATATTTGTTATCCAAAGTTTTTGCACTTAACAACGCTGCTGCGATGTATTGACCTGCAAACTCACCAGCGTAAGTGCTAGTAATTGTAGGTAATGCGAAATTTTGTTGTTTTTTCATTTTTTTAATTTAATGAGTTTATAATAATTTTATTTATAAAGTTTTGATAAGAATGAGTCCTGAGTGTTCATAGACTTCTTACCATAGTTTTTCTTGTTTAATTCGATAGACATTTTAGTTTCTACTGGTGCACCATCTAATTTTGGTAACTCCATATCAACATCATCTTCTTCTTTTACTTCAGCTTCTTTGTCAACTACTTCTTCTTCCATTTTCATCTTACCCATTTCTTCCATTTTCTTTTCCATCTCTTCAATTCTATAAGCTAATTTCTCAACCATAGATTTTAATTCGATTTCAATAGATGGTTCGTCTTCGGTATCTGCAGGCATTCCGTCACCAGTTGATGGTAATGGCCCTACTTCTTCTGTTGTTTCTGCCATTTGTACATCTTCAACAGGCTTTGCTCCGTCTGCTTGTGGTATTTCTTCTACCTTTACCATATCAGCATCAGCATCAGCTAATTCTACATTCTCTCTTTCTACAATCTTACCATCCTTAGAAATTACTTTAAGCATGGTTTCATTACCTTCTGTATCTCTTAACATTAAGTCGTGAGTTCCGTCTGGTGCAGGAGATTTTGTACCATCTTCTGATACTACGAATAGGTCTTCACCTACATCGAATGTTGCAGACTCTACGATTGTTCCGTCTGCTAATTTTGCATAAGTTAATTCAATTTCATCTTTTGATAAAAGTGTCATTATCTTATTTAATACTTGTTTCGCGTTCATGTTTGTTTATTTTAGTTTTAACAATACTATTTTTAGAAATAGTTATTTTTTTATTTTACTTGATTGACTGTCACAATTATAGAAGGTATACCTGGTATATTGCCTGTTGCTGCATCTGATATTAGTTTACCATATCCTGCATTGTTTTGCCATACCACTTCGAAGTAATCATTAGATACTGCGTTATCAAATATATTCACAGTCATAATTGCTGCTGTGTTATTCTGCATTATCAATTTACTTGCACTATCTGTTATATTAGTTCCGTTTTTCTTAAACCAAATCCAAATAGTATCTGCTCCGTCAAATGCATCTGCTTGCGCAGAGAATTGAATATTGTATACACCTGTATTTTGTACAGTTATTTGTGAATTATTTTGTATAGATACACCATTTGAAATAGCCGTATTAGGTAAATTGATAGATGCCGATACACCTGCACTTCCCGAAAGTGTAGTCATACTATAAAATTCTCCTGCACTAAATGAAGAAGATATTAAAGTTGCAGTTGTTGCTTGACCAACTTGTCCGGTTGTTGCATCCCATGTTACTAATGAAGTACCAATTTGTGTTGGGAATGCACTAGCTGATTGGATATACAAACTACCTGAAAGAGTTGTGCTACCACTTACATTAAGAGTTCCCTCTATGAATGTATTAGACCCACTATCTATTAAGAATCCAGTCTTTCTTGTTGTTGAGTCACCTGTTCCTACTGCAAATACAGTTTGTGCAGATAAAGCTCTATTTCCATCTTGTGCATTATATCTACCAAAGAATGCAGAACCATAGTTAATTTGTGGAGTAAGAAATGCAGCAGATGAATTACTACCTGTTATTGTCAAATTGTTTCCAATAATTGCAGTTGCAACCAATCCCAATGAAGATGATGTTGCACCATTTAATCTTACATTATTACCATGACCAGCTATTATATTTCTTTCTAATGTTCTTAAAAATAATTGTCCAGTTGGGTCGTCAGATAATTCAGTTCCACTTGCATTTATAGTTAATTGACCACCAACTATATTTTGATTTACATATATTGAATTTGATTGTGATACGATGGTGGCACCTGAACCACTAACTTCGTTTGTTAATGATATAGTTCCTTGAGTCGTATTACCTATCCATTGAATTGATGAAGATGCAGGGGTTAAAGTTAATTGACCACCAATGTTATTATTCTGTAAGGAAGGTCCTTGCGTAAGATTTGCTTTATTTGCAACTATGGCCAATGTTCCATTGATATTATTACCAATCATGCTTAGTCCAGAAACTATACCTTGTGCGTGATTTGCTGCACTTTGTCCAATGTTTACAGCTCCTAAAATACTATTAGCACTTATTGTCCATGCAGATGAACTTACAGGCCCTCTCATTGTAAGAGTTTGGCTATTACCACCAAAGTAGTTATTGTTCATAGTAGGACTAAATGCCATACTACCACTTATTTGTGGGACATTACTTGCGTTCAACATTATGTTACCACTTCCCCCTATATATCTCTTAAATAAAACAGAAGTCGGTCCTGATGGGTTTGTAAATATGTTACCACTACCTGACACAATTGTATCTCCAGTATTATTATTTGTTTTGAATATAAAGTTTCCAGTACCTGCAGAAGATGCACTTATGTGTGCAGATGCAGATGTGAATCCTTTTGCAACTAACATCATTGAGCCTGATGCATCTGATATTGTAAAGAAGTTACCTGCGTTATCTATTAGAGTTTGGTCACCTGTGAATGTATTGCTACCTGTTGTTGCAAAACCAGTTCCTCCACCTCCACCGAATGATGAGGTTGCAACTGTTACAGTTCTACCACTTGCATTACCAACCCATACATATCCTTGTTCCAAAGATGCAGTTAAAGTACCTTCAATATTTAATGAAGGTTTAAATGTACCATCTTTTTCTATTATTACAACGTCATTTGTTGTATCATATCTTATAGTTGCACCTGCAACAAAATCACTATCTGATAATGCAATACCTCTAACAAATGAGCCTGTTCCATAAAAAGTTAAATTTTTAGTTCCTGCAACACCTTCAATAATTATACTACCAGATTGCTTGAATGTTAAACCACCACTTGGGCCACTAATACCAATCGATGTTGTACCATATTGTGGATTACTTGGGTCTATGATTTGAAACTCACCACCATTTTTATTTATTGTTTGATTACCTGTAAAAGTGTTGCTACCAGTTGTTGCGAAACCTGTACCAGCTACTATATTATTTATTCTTGTATCAACCGATGCAGAATAGTCAACAAAGTTTGTTACTGATGATGATAATACTCCTGCTGGTAATGCAGCTCCTCCACCAAATGATGATGTTGGAACTTGTGTATTTTTACCTGCGGAATTACCTACCCATGCATATCCATCTTGTAATGATGCAGTAAAACCACCCTCTAATCTAACATTATTTAATGATATGATAGGTGCAATAAATGTATTTATATATGTTCCACCTTGATTATCTATTAACCATAATTGTTGATTGGCAGACCCTGTAACTGTAAAATCATAAGTATTTCCATTATCAGAAGTTCCTATTCTAAATATATCTCCTGCACCATCTCTCTGAAACAATAAATGATTATTACTTCCACTAATTAACTGGTCACCTTTAAATGTATTGCTACCTGTTGTTGCAAAACTTCCAGTTGCTGCAATTAAACTATTTACCTTTTGGTCGTTAGATGATGTATATGCATTAAATGATGCAGTTGTTACTAAGCTACCTGTATTGATTGTACTACCACTAACATCAGGGATGTTTACATTAAATGTTGTTGCATCTCCTTTTGTGAATGTTAAGTTTCTTGTATTATTGTCAAACGATGCAGTTAATAATAAACTACCTGTGTTTGTTGCACTACCTGTGAATGATGCAGTGAATACTTCCAATGCATTTATTTGTTGATTCCAGCTTGCACTATCCGCAGTATAACCAATCTCATCTACCAAAGAGTCAATCATGTCTGTGTTGAAATCTCTTAGTATAGTTGGAGTGATTGCTCCGTTATTGTTATTTGGAAAGGAGGTATTATTTTCTACCTTTAATGCCTGTTTACTTAATTCTGACATATCTTTGTTTTGTTTTATGCTAATATAATATCAAATCCATCACTAAATCCATTAGAGAATGCTCCACCTTTGGTTCTACCTGCGGATTGAATAACACCTATACCTTGTTCCATTAATGCACCATTACAGCAGTTTACATCGTATGTATCACTATGTAAACATAAACATGCACGTCTACTATTCTTAGGAGAACTTAGTCCTCTTGTAGGCCCAATATAATATCCAGAGTTATTCTCACGATTAACCGAATATCTTAATGCACCATTCTTACTATTACTCCAAGGCATATTATGTGTTTTATATCTTTAACATTGTTTATTCCAAAAATGGTTGATTATTTAATACCCTTCAAACTTTCTTTATGCATAAGTGTTTCTATTCGTATCTTATCTGATTTATATGATAAGAACAATAGACATTTCTCCAACGGCTCTTCTACTACCTCATCTATTTTTTTAATGTCTCCACTTGCAAGTTCATATATTGTTTGATAAGATTTCCACTTTTTGCCAAAGTTTGCTTGATGTTGGGAGGAAGCTCCATCTCCATCGTAGAGTTCAGGGTATCTTTCAATAAGTCCGTTAACAAATTGATAAAAAAAAACAGACACCCAAAGTGGACATCCATTGTTATGTTTAACCAACGTTCATGTTCTACTTCACCTGTATATGATTCGATTGCGTATTGTCCTCCTTTATACTTCTCAACTACTGGTCTGTATAGTATCGCCATTATCTTTGGCCAATTCTTATCTACACTTAATGTATCGTATTGACTAATATCAGCATATGCACCATAAGTCATTTTAGATAAGTTAGGTTCAAATCCATATTCAATACCATCAATAGTAATAAACTTTTGTAAAGGCATCTCTTCAGGTTTCAAAAAGTGAGATAGCTTATTTGCTAATTCATCATAACTTTCTTTGGATATTTTATTTACACTTTCATATGGTATACCAGCAAGGTGATGCAACATTAATGCAGTCACTGCTTGTTCATCTTCTTTATATGCATCTATATCATGCATCATATCTAAATACTTTTTAAGAGTAATGTCTTTCCATTCTGTTAATGCGTTTACTTCTATTGTCTTTTTCATATTATTGTGGGTTTGTTAAATAGTTTATTGTCATTACTAATCTCTTAGTCTTTGCTTCTTCATTGTTTAGTTTTGCATTCATTACAATCATCTTTGCCTGTAAGTCCTCATTCTCTTTCTTTAAGTATTGTGCATACTCTAATAAGTCTTTCAGTTCTTGTTTAGTCCATACTTGTTCTTCCATACTATCTTATTGTTATTGCGTAATTACCTGCGTTTATCTTTTTTGCATTCATTTGTTCCATTACTCCATATCTCATTGCATCCAACAGGTGATTGTTTGCATCCACAGGAACATTGGTTACACCTCCGTTGCCATCATCTACCCACTCATACGAATAAAGTTCTTCTATGAGGTTTGTATTTGATTTAGGCACTACTATACGATACTTCTTAACTAAATCAATTCCCCATTGAATACTATCCTTGCCTTTCTTAACACCTCTAGCTAATGGGAAACCACCTTTCTTTATTTCGTCTATCAGTCTTGGTTCACTACTATCTACAATGATTATATCTCTACTATCTACATTCTCTTTAAGTATGTCTATTATCTGTTGCGTAATTAAACCTTTCTGATATATGTGTTCGTTTACTATTATCTTATCTCCACTTTTCCAAATTGCAACTAATGCAGTCGGGTCACTTACATATCCAATATCTAAACCGAAACAAACAAACTCAGCAGTATCAAAGTCAAACTCATCAACAACTTCAAAGTCATAGATTTGTTTTTCATTCACAGCAAATTGACCTAAACCATATGTTTGCCAGTATCTAGGATTAGTTTCTCTATACTTCTCAATGAAACGGACTTGTTCTTCAGGCAAATAAGGATTGTCTCTATATGTTGTAATGTATGTTTGCACATCATCTCTTACACTTAATTCTTTTATTATCCAATGTTTAGGTGAGAAAGACGGGTTATAGCTTAATATGATTTGGCCTGTTGTTCTAATTGCCAATTGCATAAATTGTTCTGAGTTTAGCTCATTTGCTTCATCTATCCATAATATATTTCTCCTAAGTCCTTTTAACTTCTCTGCACTATCTGTTGAAAAGAATTCTATTACACTATCGTTATCAAATGTGTATGTGTGTTCGGTTGCCATCCATCTATTATCATCCCATAAATCCATTCCTCTCATTATATCTTTGAAATCTCTAATAGCTGATGTTCTTAATGCAGGAAAGGTTTTTCTAACTACTGATATCAAAAGTGTTTCAGATATTGCTTTAACGATTAGGTATTGTAGTAATGCAAATGACTTACCACTTCTTGCAGACCCTTGATGTAGTTGTATCTTTGCCTTACTATCCCATGCATTACTGAATGTGATTGTTGTATCAACTTTCAATTCTGTCATCTGGTCTGTTTATATTGATTGATATCTGTTGTATCTTAGCATTGATATCCATTGTTCCACTCATATCTATACTTCTCATCTTTGGCATTGTATATTCCATTAGTCTCATTGCTAACTCCATTGCCTTCTCTGGGTTTTTCTTTTTTATCTCTAATAAGTCTGCTTGTATTGTAGATAGAGTATTGTTTACTGCACGAGCAATTGTCAACTTCATCTCTTCCGTAGAACGATTTAATGCACCTGGTTTTCTACCACCTAACTTATTTCCTTTTTCAAACTTTGCCATACGATTTGTGTCGTTATTTATACGATTTTAACACTACTAAAATTATTTGTTAGTAAGTATCTCCCAAACGATACAAAGTGTCAGGGTAAGGAGATATGCAAGAATGATAGGGTATATTGGGTCTTTACCAAAACTTTCTTTTATCCATTTCATGTTCTATTCTTTGTTTAGCAATTTCATAATATTCTTTTTCTCTTTCTATTCCAACAAACCACATACCTTCTTGCATTGCTGCTTTGCCAGTTGAACCACTTCCCATAAACGGGTCAAGGACTATACCATCTTTCGGTGTCACTAAACGAATTAAGTATTTCATTAAGTCAGTTGGTTTAACAGTTGGGTGTATGTTTCCTTCCTCTCTATCTTTCTTACTTGCTTTAGGACAATAGAAAAATCTACTTGCACCTCCTTCATCACTAAATCCACCAGACATTGTATCAGTTTCACCAGTATTTTCTTGCCATATAGTATTATCTTTCTTAAAGTTTGTTCTCTTTTTACTTGATGATTTACCACTTTGTTTGTCTAATATGTAGCAAGGACAACTTGGGTCTGTGTGAATTACTTTTGTTGTCTCTACATCTTTAATTTCATATTCACCTTTATCTTTATCATTTTCCTCATATGACTTAAATGTATTCTTGTAATCATTATATGCTCTAATATCATATTTGTCCGCAACTACCTTTGGATTTTCACAAGTGCATTCAAAGATAATGTTTGCAGGCCATCTACCTTCTGGTAATTCTTTTGGTGTCTTATCTACTTTCCAACCACCTTCATGCATGCCTGTCAATTCACCTTCTTCTTTTCCTTTTACTCTTTGATTTCCAGCCATATTAAATGCATAATCATCCATATCCTCAACACTTACTCTACAACCATCTATATTCAATCCACCTACTCCGTATTGTAATGTATTCTCTGCAACTGTTCCTTCTATTGGTTTCCTTGCCATAACAATAG